TGGCTTAACTATAGCAAAACTTTTATCGGCTAAAGAGATATTAGACGCTAATAGTGTTGATCCATCCATACCTCGTTTCCTAGTATGCGCTCCAGCTCAAATGAGTAATTTGTTAGGCACAACTCAAGTTACATCGAGCGATTTTAATACGGTCAAGGCTCTTGTCCAAGGTACCGTAGATTCGTTTATGGGATTTAAGTTCATCATGTCAAACCGTCTGCCAACAAATGGAACTTCAAGACAAGTTTTTGCTTATGCTCAAGACGGAATGAAAATGGCTATTGGCAAGGAACCAACAGCGAAAATCGATGAAAGAGCAGATAAATCCTACTCAACTCAGATCTATTACTGTCAAACCCTAGGTGCGACAAGAATGGAAGAGAAAAAGATAGTCGAAATCGCTTGTAACGAATAATTTTAAATAAATAAAGGAGAAGAAAAATGGGTGTTGCTTACTCAGATCAAAAAACTAAATGGGATCAAAATGATCCAACTAGTAAGATCAAAACAAACGAACTAGGCGGTAGAATCCGAATAGCTTATGGATCTTTTACAGCTGCTGGTGAGCAGTCTGATATTCAAATGTTTAATCTCCCAAATGGGGCTAGACTTTTGAGCTGTCAGGTGGTTCATCCAGCTATGGGAGGGTCAACCACTATTTCTGTAGGTCATGCGGCTTATAAAAATTCAGGTGGAACAGCTGTAGCTGAAGCAAAAGGGGCATACAAAGCTGCTGCTGCATCAACTTCAGTAACAACTGTCGGTGGTATGTTAACTTTAGCTCTTGGTTTAAATACTGTGGTTAACGCTGATGAAACTGGCTTGCCATTATCTGTGTCTTTAGCTGGTGGCGATGGAACTGGTAAAATTGAAATAACAGTTACTTATGCACTTGATTAAATAACTTTAAATAGGGCAATGATTAGGACTTTTCCTAACTTGCCCTATTTTATTTTAAAGGAATAATTATGGCGTCAGAAGTTGATATTTGTAATTCTGCACTAAATATGATTGGTGCTAGTAATATTATCTCATTAAGTGAAGATAGTAAATCTGGTCGTATTTGCAATCAGCGTTATGCATTAGTAAGAGATGCGGTCTTTAGATCCCATCCTTGGAATTGTTTATTAAATAGAGTTACGTTATCTCCTGACACAGCCACTCCAGAATTTGATTACGCCAATCAATTCACACTTCCTACTGATCCTTATTGTTTGCGAGTTCTTAGATTACAAGATCCAGATACGGTTCATAAGATAGAAGGAAGAAAGTTGCTTTGTGATGATTCAACAATTCAATTACTTTATATAGCTAGAATAACTGATCCAAATGAATATGATCAATTATTAATAGAAGCGTTGTCATCCAGAATGGCAATGGAAATATCATATAGCCTGGTTAATAGCACCTCATTAACTCAGCTAATGGAAACTCAATTTAACACTAAAATTAGAGAAGCTCGTTTTGTTGATGCAACAGAAGGAACTCCAGCCAATATAACCAATCAAGATCAGCGCAAGTACGCTGAAGGTGATATCTTTATAGCTTCAAGGTTTTAATCAATGGCTAAAGTCTCAACCGCTAAACAAAATTTTACGGCTGGAGAGCTAACTGAAAGGCTCTTTGGACGAACAGATTTAGGACGTTATGATAATGGTGCAGCTGCTATTGAGAACTTTTTAGTTCAGCCTCATGGTGGATTATCCAGAAGACCTGGTTCAAAATTTGTTTCCGCTGTAAAAACTTCTTCTGCTAAAACAAGATTAATACGCTTTCAATTCAATGTTGAGCAAGTTTACATTATTGAAATGGGTAACACTTATATTCGCTTTTATAAAGATGGCGGACAAATTGTAGATGGTAGCTCTAACGCTATTGAAGTGACAACTGGATACACCACAGCCCAGCTTCCCAATGTAAAGTTTGCTCAAACCGCAGACGTTATGTACCTAGTCCATCCTGATCACCCTCCAAGAAAATTAACAAGATCTAGCCATACTGCCTGGACAATTGCTGATGTCGATTTAAAGCGTGGGGCAATGCTAGATCCCAACACAACGGCAATAACATTATTATCTAATGCAAGGTCTGGTAATATAACCATTACCGCCTCGTCCAATTTGTTTGTTGCTGGTGATGTAGGGCGTCTTGTTCAATTGCATGAAGGTTTTGCTAAAATAGCTTCAGTTACAAATGCAACTACCGCAGTTGCAGCTTGCCAGGCATTAGAAGATGGAAGAGTTGAAGTGATGCCAACTTATGCAGTAGATACCATTTCCTTTCATGAAGGAGATCCTCAATCTACTGGCTTAGAGCATAATGACAGATTAGAAGATTCAGCTGGAAATTTTATTGACCAGGGATTTAAATCTGGAATGAAAGTCACCTTGACTGGATCAACAAATAATAACTTTACTAACTTTCTTTGTGTGGATGTTACCGATACAACATTAACAATTGCGCCAGGTAATGATTTAACAACAGAAGCAGCAGGAGATGATGTAACTTTAGTTGGCTCATTAGTAGCAAGTACGAAATGGAGGCTTGGTGCATTTTTTGTTGGTTCTTATCCTTCAAGTGTTGCCTTTTATGAACAACGCCTCGTATTTGCTGGAACATCAAATCAAGCTCAAACTATATTCTTTAGCCAATCAGGTGACTTTGAAAACTTTGAAATTGGCGTAGAAGCTAATGATGCATTGCAGTACACAATCGGATCAAATGAAGTAAATGTAATAAGATACTTAGTTAGTGGGTCACAGCTAGTGGTTGGAACTAGTGGTGGTGAGTTTATAGTTAAAGCTTCTGGCTTTGATGAACCATTAACACCAATTAACACACAGATTAAACAGCAAACCACATTTGGATCAGCTAACATACAGCCTCTTCTTGTTGGCAATTCAACATTGTTTGTTCAACGAGCAAAAAGAAAAATAAGAGAACTAGCTTTCTCCACTCAATCCGATAGTTACGTTGCCCCAGATATGACAATACTGGCAGAGCATATTACTGAAGGTGGCATAGAAGAAATGGCATATCAGCAAGAACCAGACAGCGTTGCCTGGTGTGTTCGATCTGATGGAGTAATGGCTTGCATGACATTTAGAAGAGAAGAGCAAGTTGTTGCCTGGCATAGACATATAATAGGTGGTCGTTTTGGTGAATGCACTATCACCGTTTCTGACTATGCAAACATCGTAGCTGGTACAACATTAGCTTTTACTAAGTCTGATGGAACTACTGTAACTTTTACAAGTGAAGCTGTGGGTGCAGCTGACCCAAGTATTACAAATGGATTTAGACCTAACACGAATAATAACACTACTGCGGACAAAATATTTGCAGCAATAAACGCTCATGCTGATTTTACCGTGGCAAATCCTGATGCAGCTATTATAATCATTACTGAAACAAATCATTTAAGTTCTGGTTTTTTAAGTTGTGTTTCATCCGATACAACTAGATTGGTAACCACTAATGAAGGGATTGCTGTTGTTGAATCAGTTGCGACAATACCAGGTGATTTAGATGAAGATCAAGTCTGGCTCATCGTAAAGCGAACTATTAATGGAGCGACTAAAAGGTATGTCGAATATCTGGCAAACTTTGATTTTGGAACTGACATTAATAATGCTTTTTTTGTAGATAGCGGACTTACCTATAGTGGAGCAGCCGCAACAAGTATATCAGGATTAGATCATCTTGAAGGTCAAAGGGTTTCCATATTAGCTGATGGCGCTGCTCATGGTGATAAAACGGTTAGTTCTGGTGCAATTACATTAGATAGATCAGTAACAAAAGCGCATATTGGGTTACAGTTTTCAAGTAAATTAGAAACATTAAGAATTGATGCTGGTTCAGCAATCGGAACATCTCAAGGAAAAAATAAAAGAATTGGTGATGTTACGGTACGTTTATTTAGAACGGTAGGATTAAAAATAGGCAATAGCTCAACTCAATTAGATACCGTCCCATTTAGATCAAGTAGTGATGTTATGGGTAAAGCGTTACCATTATTTACTGGAGATAAAACTATTGAGTTTAATGGTGGTTATGATGATGATGCTACAATTACAATCGTTCAAGATTTACCTCTTCCAATGAGTGTCCTGGCGATATTTCCAACGCTTAGTGTTTTTGATAAATGAACATAATAAATTTTGAGATTGATCATGCCTATAAGATATTGGATGGCAAATTAAATGATGAAAGTTTTCGTCCTGAGATTGAAATAAGTCAATTTGTTGTGGACATGGTTGTTCCTAAAATGAGCTTTACTGGCGTCACAGAAAATACGATTGTGGCAGCTGGTGGTATATATCCAATATGGGATGGAGTGGGAGAAGCTTGGTTTTTAGGGTCAAGTAATCTTAAACATAATCCATTAAGTGCAGTTAGAGCGTTAAAAAAACATTTAAATATTATAATGAAAAAGCACAATTTTCATAGGATCCAAGCGGTGACTGAAGAAAGATTTGTCAATTCTAAAAGATGGATGGGATTTCTAGGCATGGAGGAAGAAGGGTTGATGAAAAAATATTGTCCAAATGGACGTAACTTTATTCGATGGGCAAAGGTGGTTTAAATGGACAGCCATGTAGGGTTAAATAATCCAGAGATCCTAAAAGCTTCAGTTACGTTTTACCAGGAAGAATTAAAAAATGCTATTGCTAATGGTGAGGTTGAAGACGCCGTAGAACAATGCACATTAAAACATCATTTTGCAGAATACTTAGAAGAGTATGGAGCTGGTGTTTATGCAAGAGAATTATTTATACCAAAGGGCGTAACTATTGTTGGGAAAATACATAGATACTCACACTTATCATTTTTATTAAAAGGTAAAATAATAGTTATTTCTGAATTTAGTGACAAAATCACAATGGAAGCTCCACATACGTTTGCTTCTCCTGCTGGATCTAAAAGAGCCTTTTATGCTTTAGAAGATTCTTTATTAACTAATATACATATTACAAAAACGCCATCTGAACAGAAACTTGAAGAAATTGAAAAGGAAGTTATTGCTGAGAGCTATACAGAACTTGGCATGATTGAACCAAATGTAGAGTTATTTAATAATAACTTTTTAAAAAAGGAATAATATAATGTCGTGGATTATAGTAGCAGCAGTTGGAACTGGTGTTTCGTTAATGGGTGCTAATGCCGCAGCTAGTGGAGTTTCAGCAGCTGGTAAGTATAATCAACAAGTAGCAAATAGAAATGCTAAAGTTGCAGAGCAAAAAGCTGATTTAGCCATATTTAGATCAGAACAAGATATTGTTGAATTTAGAAGTCGTTATAGTGCCTTAGTTGGAGAACAAACTGTCCAATTTAATAAAGCTAATATTATGGGTGGTACTGGAACAGCTTTAGAACTAGCTATGGCAAGCGCTGAAGAAATGGACGCTGACATAGCCAACATGACATACAATGCAAAATCTCAATCTAGTGATTTAAGAGATCAGGCAACTGGTCTAAGATTAGGCGGTATTTTAGCTAGGTATGAAGCGAAATCGCAAGCAAAAGCAATGCGAGTTGCAGCAGTTGGCAAGGCTGTTGGTGGCACAGCAAGTATTTATGGATAGAGGTTAAAAATGAAAGTTCCAGTATATGAAGAAAAATTAGCCAGAACTAAAACGTCTGGTGGAGGTGTGTTTTTTCAAGCGCAAGCAAACCCTAATGCCTGGGGAGCAATGGGGAAGGCTTTATCTAGTATAGGCGATGATGTTCATAAATTTGGTATGGAAAAATATAAGATCCAGGCAACGTCAGACACTAATGAAACAATTCCTTTATTTTCGGCTACTTTAGCAACAATTGGAGAAAAATACAAAAATAGCTCAAATCCTCTTATATCTGAAAAAAAAGTCAAAAAAGAAATGAGGGACGCTTATAAGCTATATTCATCAGGTGCTTTAAAAAATAAAGATGGAAATTCTTTTTTAAGCAGTAATCTATCAAAACGATTATTTAGCACGAAAGCATCGCAATTAGTCACAGCTGGCATATTAAGCTGGAAGAAAGCAAATAACGCTCATATTGTTCAGTTAAATAAACTTAATGAAAGTAAAATTTTATCAGACAATGACAAGACTGCATCCAATATATTATTAGGTATAGATGTTAGATTTAAAGGTCTAAATGCCAATCATGCTGAATCAATCTATGATAAAAACAAAGAACAAAGTTTTTCTAATTACATGGGTATGCCAGGCAAGTTTTCTGAGCTGTCTATTAATGGTACATTCAACGCTAAAGAAATAGTAACAAGGCAAAAGAAGTCATTAGAAAATATTGTTACTGGCATAAGTCTTAATTTAATTAAATCAAAAACACATACAAGTATGTCAGTTACTCAAGTGTTAGTAAATGGCGATATTAAGGAATTAAAAAAGGTAGATCCTATTTTAGCAACGGTTTGGGAAAAGCTACTGCCAGAAGATAAAGCTGATTTTATTAAAAAAGTTAGAGCGTTAGAAAACAACAAAAAGAAGGATGCTGAAGACGCTAAAAAAGAATTTGAGGAAAATGCTAATGCAAAAAACGAAAAAATAGAAAAAGAAATAATAAATACAGATTTTAGTAATCCTACAGCAAAAAAAGAAGCATTACTTAAATATAATAAATTATTAAAAAATAAGTATTTTGATAAAGCTAGTGACAGAAAT